CAATAGCCCGTTTTTTAACACGTTGGTAGTCATTCCTGCGGTAGCTCTCAAGACGTATCAGAAGCGCGATGCATGCCTGGTTCGCATGCGTGAGTTAGGTGGTGTGGCAGCTGGCTACAAGAACCCCGAAGTGATCAAGCTGCGTGCTAAGATGTTGGCGGCCAGGCGGAAGATCGAGCGCGAAGGTTGGAGTTGTCAGGTACTCGTTGATGCTGGTTGATCGTAAAGACCTGACAGTTGAGTCAGGTACTCGTTGGGCCTATAATGATGGTATGGTAAATCAACAGGAAAACACGATGATCAAGTTCGAGAACGGTAAGTTTGTAGGTTATGTGAACGGTAAGGTGGTGGTCAAGTCCACTTCCGAATACTACGTCAAGCGTAAGATCGCCGAGATGGATTCTGTTCCCGTGGGCTACCAGGCACCGGAGTCGAGTTTCGGTATCAATACACGTTTCTCGTTCCTCGAACAGATGGTGACCATGGTTGCCGATGGCACGATGGCATCGTGTGTTATCACCGGGGAAGGCGGTCTAGGTAAAACTTACACTGTTCTTAAAAGTCTGGAGACCGCCGGACTCACCAACGTCACCGATCTGATGGCGTTAGAGGTAGGCCAGCGTGTGAATCTGAAGAAGTCCTATCGCATTATTAAGGGCTTTAGTACGGCCAAGGGCCTGTATCGTACGTTGTTTGAATGCAACGATATGACCATTGTGTTCGATGACTGTGATTCGATCCTCAAAGACGATGTAGCCAGGAACATCCTTAAGGGTGCCTTAGATAGCTACAGCAAGCGCTATATTAGCTGGATGGCCGATATGCGTGATGAGGATCTACCTAAGTCGTTCGAATTCACCGGACGTGTGATCTTTGTATCGAATATGCCCATGGATCGTATCGATCAGGCCATTCGTACTAGGTCTATGTGTGTGGATCTTTCGATGTCCGAGAGCCAAAAGCTAGAACGGATGGAAGTCATTGCAAGATCGGATGAGTTCTTACCTGATGTATCGGATGTAGCTAAGACAGCCGCTTTGGCCTTCTTGAAAGGTCAGATTGGTCAGGTAGCTAACCTGTCACTACGTAGCCTGATTCAGGTATCGAAGATCGCCCAAAGAGGTGGTCAGTGGCAGGATCTAGCTAAGTATGTGTTGACCCAGGGTATGTAGTACTTCGAAAGGGGGAGTGGCGTCACGCTGCCTACTCTTAAACGACCTGTCAGAGGCGCCCCTTAATTAGAATGTTATAGTGTTTGGGTCTATGGTGATAGAGACTAGTGTGTCAAAGAATTCAAAAAAAGTATAGTTACGCTATATAACACGGTTTCAGGCTAGTTACTATGTTTAACCCTATATTTTTTTCCGCGCGCCAAACTCCGAGAATTTTTCCGCGCCATATCCTATGAGATACATACTCAGTTTAATCCTACTATGTCTCCTCTTCTCCGGAGAACCCGATCTATTCGACATGATAAGATACTGGTTGATGTCTTGGTTCGAATACTATACCATCACCATACACACCCTTTCTTGTACTTAGGAGATTCCATGTATTCTATTGAACAATTAGCCAAGAAACATCTATACACCGAACCGGGTAATCCATTCTGGGAGGCTGCCGGTTATGAAGCTTTTGCCCAGGAGATTATTGATATCTGTTGTTCTAAGGTAGAACATATTTATTCACACGGTCAATCGATAGGTGAGATCATACGTAAGCAGTTTGATAAATAATATCATCTGTTATGTTATGGTGATCCATGCCTAAAATTACCTACCTATTCCCTACCCATGTATTGGTGCAAGAGAGTACCGGGATAGTATTAGACCAAGATACAGTAGATACATTGATATCGATGGATTACAAGCCATCTTATCATGGTGTGGATATGGCTACGGGGATGTCATTAAATAAGCAGGTATTAGATCTACCTATTCTAGAACCTATACGTCAAGCCATAGACGTTCAACTGAAGCATATCATTACCCGACTCTATGGCTTTTACGACTATACCGGTATTCGTATTACGCAGTCTTGGCTGGTGCATGGTACCAACCAACAGCATCATCACCCCCATACTCATTCGAATAGTTTTTTGTCTGGTGTATTCTACATTCGTGCATCGGATACTGATTCTATTGTATTTACCAAGGGTGGGGAATACGATCGGGTGAATATTCAGGTCAAGCATCGTGAGGTATCACCGCTTTCAAAAGATCGTTACTCTATATCGGTACTGACTGGTGACCTGATCATCTTCTCCTCACATACCACCCATACCGTAACCCCCATTACTTCTTCTGAACCCCGGCTATCGCTGGCCTTTAATACCTTCTTGACCGGTACCCTAGGCCATTCCGATAGCGCCAACGAACTCATACTATGAAAGACTTTTTATACCCTACTATCATACAAGATAATTTCTTCGATGACCCCGATGATATCGTTGAATTTGCTAAACTTCAAACTTATACCCCAGAACCGGATGGTTTTTGGCCTGGTTCTCGTGCCTCCATCGTACTCCAACAGCAAGGCGACAATACCTATACCAAGTTTACACGACATGTTATGGATCGAATGAAGGAAATCGGTCGGTTTGCCGTACCTCCTCCTGAATATCAGTCCGGTAACCTGAATCTTCAAGTACAAATACACTTTCAAACAGTCGATCCTCTGAATCCCGACCCCCAACATATCCTGAATCGTGGGTTTGTACATCACGATCATGCCGAAGTTGGACCTGGGGGCCCGGTCATACAAATGACCGGCATAGTTTTTCTGAATCCTAAGGTGTCTACCTCCTGTGGTACTACGATCTATCAAGCATCGGCTCCTGCCGATGAGATCTATACAGCTACAGACCTGAAATATCATGTTAATAAGACCGGGCAACTACCACCCCACCCCCAAGCCCATACCAAACTCATTCAACACTATGAACAATTTGAAGAAACCCTGATGGTGAAACCCGTCTATAACCGTTTGGTGTCGTTTGACTCCAGACTCTGGCACGGTGCTACCTGTCTCCACACCGGAACTGCCGAACCTAGACTGACGATGGTTGTGTTCGTGGCTATGTAACCCTATGGCACATAAAATTACTAAGGTTACTAGCCCCTCCACCCCCGATACTTTCATACTCAGTAGCTATCTACCCGAAGATGATGTAGAAGAGTTTCTGAATATTAGAAAAAACCAGCATTCACAGTTTACACCAGCTATGGGTAGTGATTCTACTGATAATTTTAGAGGGTATACACATATTGGCTCCCAACTCATGCCTCCTAAAACAGTACAACGCTATATTCATGCTATGAATTGGCTGTTTTTGCAGTATTGTAAGGTCTATCGCTGGGTGATCCCCGATCATAACGATACTAACTACATCCAAGCCAGTACCCCGTTTAATCTTCAACATTACGAACCCGGAAAACACTACAGTATGTGGCATCCGGAAACGTATGGACCGGCGCATGAGAAGTTTTTACGGGCTTTTGTGTTTATGACTTACCTAAACGATATAGAAGTAGGCGGGGAGACGGAGTTTTTCTATCAACGACTGAAAGTTAAACCAAAACGCGGGTTAACCTTGATTTGGCCGGCAGGATTTACCCATGTCCATCGCGGATGCCCGGCACCCTATGAAGAAAAACTAATTTTGACGGGGTGGTACATCTATACCCACCGACTTTTCTTTTCACCCCAGGATTTTCACAAGCTTCCCCCCAAAACCCCACCTAAGAAGTAGTATTAACGGGTTTAGAATTCTTAGGATGCCAGGGAGGGGTGAGAGGTTTGTATAATTCTCGGTATTCTAACGACTTGGCATAAAAAGAACGTATTCTTTCTTCTACGTTGGTGTGACTGGGTAGAATAACCCCTGACCAGGGGCAGGAGAAGATGTTATGTAAGGCGCGTTGTGCTTGTTCTATTTGTTGACGGGCTGAAAATACTAATCTGGATATAGGAAAGTACGCCCCATACCCTTCCATTAGAAAATTAGTAATATTATATACCGGTTTACCTAATAACGTACCGGTAATACTCATTTCTGAGGCCGAGGTGGTATAAATTTCATCACACTGTGCTAATAAGGCATTGCCAGACAAGTCTTTATCTATAATTTTATTCCAACCGAACTTCCTACCTATAAAGTTAATAGCATCTTCGTTGGTAATAGGGTGCGGCTTGATATAAATGTCATCCTGCTCAAAAATTAAACGACTCATACCTTCGTGACTGGTAATTCCTAAAAGATTATGACCTGGGATAAACATAACCTTCTTAACATGCTTCCACTTACCTAGATCGGTTGATAAGGTATACTTGTCGCCAATAATTTGCTTAATAGTATCATTAGAAAGCATGGGGTAGGGGCCTAGTGAGGCCTGTTCTATCATTCTACAGTTTATTTCCCCCGACTGCGTGCCAATCCATACCCCACCTAGAAATTCCGTATAGGTATACTCACTAAAATTAATACTAGTTAAATAAGGTGAATGAACCTGAACATCGTAGGTGATAGGATAGGGGGCAAGATCGCGGACTAATGGTTCAATACTTTCAGCCCAAGCATTTCTTAATGAACGCGTAGCAAACGTACCAACTTTATTGGATTGAGTTTCTCGATCACTCATTAAATCTTTTGCAAATTTCATAATATAATATACTTTTTAATTAGGTAGCTTTATCCCATTTACCTATAG